TTCAGATGAAGTAAAACCTTTAACAATAAAAAAACTCCTGACGTTTATAACTTTTATTTCTGTTATAGCATCAGGAGATACTTTATTAATTTCTTTTACAATAAGGTCTGCGAAAATATTACATAGATTTTTACCTGATAAAAAACTTGAAACTTCAATCATATTAATTTTTTTAACTTTTTATTTTTAATTAATATTAAAAAAAATTAAAATATGATTAAATAGTTTTTTATTTCTTGTTGTAATACTTTTCTACAATCTTTTGAACGGCAGCTTTTACGTTGTTGTTGTTTGACTCTTGTTGAGTCTGAACAGGCTGTTGAGCTTGTTGACCATTATTTTTGTTTTTGCAACCACATCCCATGACTAAAATTTTTTAGAGGTTTATTTTATATATAAATATTTATAAACTATGAATATTCATTTGTAAACATAAACTATTTATAAAATATGAGTTTAAATTCCTTAATTAAAAAAATAATAAAAGAAGAGACCGAAGAGTGGGTTGATATTAGTCCTGAAGAATATAAAGAACTTTTGGATTATGTTAATGGTGACGGTGCGTTTATTAAAAGACTTCCTGACTATGCCGGTAAAAAAATTAGAATTACAGGTGAATTAGATCTTAGAGGTAGAAAAGATGTAAAAAATATTGATAGTATTGATTTAGTGCAAGGTGATTTAGATATCGGTCATACAAACATTTCATTTTTTGATAAAAATAAAGTAATAGGAAGATTGGATTATTGGGGATCTGAAATGGAAAGATTAGAAAAATTAAAAATCCATAAACAAAGACTTGCACAACAAGACGTATTAAGAGAAGATGATGATTGGAATGTTGAAAATAATGACAAAGAATCAAATGAAACCGAAGCAATTTTTGAGTACCTTAAAGAAAACGGTGTAGTAGAAGAAGGTGAAGACAAGTATTTTTTATTTAATACTAATTACAAACATTATGGAGACTCAAATGTTTATTTGTGGTTAGGATCAAAAAACTTTGAAAGTGAATATGTTGTTTATGAAGGTGATAAAATCTATGATGCGGCAAAAGAAAATTTAGAATCACGAATTGAGGAATCTGGTTTTGATGCATTTAGAGATTGGGTTTGGGAATACCATATTGATGAAAGATATGTTAGAGACTATCTTTATGAGGACTATAGTGACTACGTTAGACAAAGCCCTGAAGATTGGAATATAACTAAAGAATTTACCAAACAACAAAAAGAATATTTAGAAATACACCAAGCAAATATTGATAGATTAAATCAAAAACTTGAAGATGGTGGATTAACCAATGAAGAACAAGAAGAAATTGAAAGTGATATTTACGACTACGAACAATTAATAGAAGACATTAAGGAAAATCCAGAAGGTGATTATAATGAACAAGATATTGAAGACACCATAGAAGGTATGGTTGATGATAACAAAGATGATATATTTAGAACTTTAAAAGATAGAGGTTATGATAATCAGGCACTTTTAGATTTTGTGGATGTAGATGCTGCCATTGATTACGTAATTAGAACTGATGGATATGGAAATACTTTAAATAGTTATGATGGGACTGAAGATTCGTATACCATCAACGGAGAGGAATATTATGTGATGAGATATAACTAATCATTTACACTCATTAAAAAAACATCTATTTTTTATCTAAAATATTTTAATGAAAACTGACTGGTTATTCCAAGACCCAATAGATTTAGAACACAAACAATTAACCCTTTTAGGTTATTTACAAAAATTAGACAAAAACTTAAACAGTTTTAAATTATATCCACAGTTTCAAGAAATATCACTACATCTTGCTAGTATCAATCTTTTAATTGAAAAAGGTCAAATTTTAACACTTAATAGGACATTGAAGGACCCTGATGATGAAATATTAATATCAGATTTAATACCCGTTGATTGTCCTTTACTAACAAAAGAAGAGATACTTGATGTATACAACATATGTAAATACTCATCAATAAAACTAACAGATTACTTTAATCATGCAAAGGCAATTTGGGATATTGTAAATGATACCGTTTCAATTGATCCAGTACAAAACCCAAAAAACATTGAACCAAAACAAGGCCTTTTCTTTTTAGATTATGGTAGTAAGACTTATCTATATGAGTTTATTATAAAACCAATCAAGAAAGGAAACATAGAAACAAAATGTCATATAAAAAGAATATGTGAATGCCCAAAAGGAGTTTTTGATGAAAAACTAAAAGAGGTTAAAAAACCACTAATTAAAAACCTACAAGACCCAAAGGTTCATAGTAAATTGATTGTTTTTACTATTAACCACAATAATAATTACCCACTCAAAGAAACATTAATTCCTATTGCAAAAAGGAAAATAATGAACTATATGATTCAGTCAAAAATTATTAAACACAAAAATTTGACAAATAAAATTTAATTTGATATTATTGAAATAAAAAAGTCATGGTAGTAAAACAAAGATCATTAAACGAGTTAAGACAGGAAAAAGAGTTTGGGTATAAACACCCATCAGTTCAAAAGAAAAAAATTAATGTTGACCCACAACATATAATCAATTTGGTTAAAGAATACCCAAATGATATGGAGCTTGGAAAAAAAGTAAGGGGTTATTTATTGGAATTAGGAATTTATGAGTAAGGAACAGGTAAACCACCCACAACATTATGGAGGATCGGATAACGTATATGAAGCAATCAAGGTGATTGATGCTTGGGATTTAGGTTTCTCACTAGGTAATACGGTAAAGTACATCTCAAGAGCCGGTAAGAAAGATAGTGATAAAGAATTACAGGACCTTAAAAAGGCGTTGTGGTATTTAGAACACCATATACAACAATTGGAAAAATAATGAGATATCTATATTTTTGTCTAATATTATTTTTGACATCCTGTATTGAAATAATTGAAGACCTAAAGTTTAATTTAGATGGGTCAGGTACCTTTAAATATATTATAAATCTTAGCGGTAGTAAAACCAAAGTAACATCCATACTTGCTTTAGATAGTTTACACGGAGAAAAGGTACCAAAGGTATCAGACATTAGAACTAAGATCGGTGAGTTTAAAAGAACCTTACAAGAACAAGAAGGTATTAGTAACGTATTAATAACGGAAGACTATACCAACTACATCATTAAATTTCAGTGTGATTTTAAGAGTGTTGAATATTTAGAACAGGCACTCAAGAACTCAATTAAAAAACTATACCAAAATGATGGTTATAATTACGATTGGTTAAGATTCAAAAATAAAACATTAGTTAGAAAAACCCCGATTTTAAATTTAGATGAAATAAGGAAATTCGGAGAAAGGGACGTTGATAAATTAAAAACTGGTACTTATACTTCAATAACAAGGTTTTCTACTAAAATTGACACGTTTGAAAATAAAAATTCAATAAAATCTAAAAGCGGTGTGGCCTTAATGATAAAGGTTAGTCCTGATATGTTATTAATAAATCAAAACCTTTTGGATAATAAAATTATATTAGAAAAATGATAGAAACAAACAAGATTATAAATGAAAATGTATTGGATAATAAAATAACATTAAAAAAATGAATTCACCTATAAAATATTATGGTAGTAAGGGAGGTTTTTATAATAAAATAATTGAACACTTCCCTACAGAAGAATATGACACTTATGTCGAACCTTATGGTGGAACATATGTTGTTGGTCTAATGTCAAACCCTGCAAAGGTACAAGTGTATAACGATTTGGAACAAAACGTTTATTCCCTATATAAAGTATTATCAGATAAAGACCTATTCAAAAATTTCAAAGAAAAGTGTGATTTAGTTTTTTATTCTGAAGATCTAAGAAAAGAATTTAAAGAAAATTTAAAAGATGAAAATTTATCTTTAGTTGATAGGGCTTTTAATTTCTTTTATGTTAATAGAACATCACATAATGGAATTGGAGGATTTTCTATGAATTCTCATATCAGGAGAAATATGAGTAAATCTGTTTCTGATTACCTTTCTTGTATCGATAGATTACCGGAGTTACATGATAGACTTTCAAAAGTTATTGTGACAAATATGGACGGGGTTAAACTTATAAAAAAATATAACAAATCAAATTCGTTTTTATATTGCGACCCACCATATGAACAATCAACAAGAACAGGGGCAAGATATAAAGTTGACATGGATAGATCAGGTCATGAGTTATTTTTGAATAGTGTTATTGATAGTAATGCTAAGATATTGATAAGTGGTTATGATTGTGAATTATACGATAAACTAACAAAAAATGGTTTTACCAAAATACAATTTGAAGTTAAAACGATTGACGGAACATTTAAAAAGAAAACAAAGGTTGAAACTTTGTGGAAAAATTATTAAACTTATAAAATGATAGAAACAAATAGAATTATAAATGGGGATTGTGTTGAGGTAATGAAAACACTACCTGAAGGTTTTGTTGATTTAATAGTAACATCACCACCTTACGGAGTTGGTATTGATTATGATGTGCATGATGATGATGTTGAGTTTAGTGAGTATTTGACTTTTGCTAAAAATTGGTTAACTGAAGCATATAAAGTTTTAAAAGACGACGGTCGTATTGCATTAAACATACCATACGAAATCAATAGACAAAAGAAGGGTGGAAGAATATTCTTTGTTTCTGAAATGTACCAGTTAATGAAAGAGATTGGATTTGGGTTCTTTGGAATCGTGGATTTAGAGGAACAATCACCACATAGAAGTAAAACCACCGCATGGGGATCTTGGATGAGTCCATCCAGCCCGTATATCTATAACCCAAAAGAGTGTGTGATATTGGCTTACAAAAAACTACACATCAAAAAGGTTAAAGGTGAACCACAATGGAAAGGAGTTCCTACTGACATAGAACAAGAAGATGGGACATTTAAGAAAAAAGTAGTATATGAGGAACAAGACAAGAAAGAATTTATGGAGTTAGTCTTTGGTCAGTGGAACTATTTTGCAGATACAAAATCACTCACTAAGGCAACATTCTCAATGGATATTCCGACCAAGGCGATCAAAATATTGTCCTACAAAAACGATGTGATTTTGGATCCGTTCGCTGGTAGCGGAACTACTTTAGTCGCCGCGGAAATTTTGGGTCGCAGATGGTTAGGAATAGAACTATCACCAAATTACACTGAAGTCGCTAAAACAAGAGTAGAATACTTCCAAAAATTAGAAGAAATAAAAGAAGACCAACAATAGTGTTGGTTTTTTTGTTTTGTTTCATATTTATTTAATATGAAAAGACTAATTAAAGAATCGGGTATTAGAGACATCAATAATATCGCAAAAAGATACAAAAAAGCAAAAATATACTTTCACCAAGATTTAGATGGTGTTACTACCGCCTTGGCAATGAAAGATTACCTTGAACAACACGGTATTCAGGTTGTAGATGCCGAAGTAATACAATATGGTGCTAAAGAATTTGCAATTAAAAAACCTGAAGGTGAGGGTGATGTGATGCCAGTTCTAGTAGATTTTGCTCACGGGAAACCGATGTTTGTTATACATACAGATCACCACGATTCTCAAGCTGGTGTAGAAAGTGATACGGCAACAAGTTTTAGAAGCTCAAGATCTAATGTAGAAACAATATCTCAAATATTATCACCAAAAGAAATATTCACGGCAGAAGACATATTATTAATTTCTACAGTTGATTCAGCAAACTTTGTTGCAAACAGTATAACTCCTGAAATGGTTATGAATTACCTTTTTAAATATGACAAAAACGAATCACTAAAAAGAAACAAAATGTTAATGGGACTTGTTGTTAACAAACTACTTTTAGCGTATAAAAACAAACCAAATTTTTTGGAGGATATAGTTTTAAATGCAAAACCATCTCTTTTAAGTATTCTGAATTTTATAAAAAAAGTGGCAATTGATAAGGGTTATGCAAGTCCTGAAATATTAACAAAAAACACTGAAGACTATGTACAAAGCAGAAAAAATTCAGGTGTTGAAGTAACGGGTAATATTTTATCACAATATGGTTTTGGATCAACAACCAAACCGGGAGCTTACGATAGATATACACCATTTAGGAATAACCCAGAAGCCGATTTCCTTGTTACAGGGATGCCTTTTGGTACTGTCCAAGCGTCGTGTAACCCATTCAAAGAAAGTAGAGCACTTAAAGGTATAAATTTAGGTGAGATAAAAGACCAAGTTTTATTAGATTTCAAATCAGAATTGGAGAAACAAATTCTACCATTTAGAACAATCAAAAGAATTGCAGAAAAAGAAGCAACAAAAGAATCTGTAGGGTTTACCTCAAGAGACATGATGGCCCTTTATGGATCTATGCCGTCTTACAATCCGGAAACACAATCAATTAATGGATATGATTTTTTGGTTGCAAATTCAGGAGGACACAAATGTATTACAAATATTTCAGGAATTAATTTTATGTATAGTGGTTACGACAAGCCATACACCAAAGATTTACCAAAAGAATCGATACCTATCGCATTTTATGAAGGTCAAAATACATTTATAAAAGATATCAAACAAAAACTTTTAAGATTTAGAAAATTGTCTGAAAAACAAATTCAAGCGGCAATTAGTGGAATGAAAAGAGAAGGTATTGATACAGACGCTTTAATGAATCAAAAACAAGAAAGAGGGTATTTAGATTTAGTAAAAGAAATAAAAGACCGGTTTGTTGATATTTTGAATAAAATTATGGGATCAGAAAATACAAACATTCAAGAATCTAAAGAAAGTACTAAAAAATATTATGTCGACAAAAGTAAATTAGGGGGTAAAGGTGTTTTTGCAAAAAAAGATTTAAAAAAGGGAGAAACCATCGGACTATTACACACAATTAAAAAAATGCGCGTTGATTATGATTTTACAGAACTTGGTCGCATGCATAATCATAAAGACGAACCTAACTGCCATAATGAAAGAATAGACAATAAAAGATATTTAGTCGCATCTAAAAACATTAAAAAGGGGGAAGAATTAACGACAGATTATAGACTACAACCGGATTTAGAACAACCACAAGATTGGTTCAAAGGGATAAAAGAACAACACGAAAAAATGTGGCCACAAAAAGACGGATATAGAACATACAGCCCATTTAAAGATTTAGAATATATTATAGTTGATGGTAATGGTCTTGATTGTGATAATATTGTGTATGATTTAATATTAATAGGTGATAACGGAAGTTTAAGATTTTGTAAGAAAAATTCAGGATCTTATTATTTACCAGGGGCTAGTAAAGTAGTTGAAATTCCACTAAAAAATGGTGAAGACGGGGATAAATTTTTGGAAGACAAAAGAATGTTTGTCAATTGGTTACATAGTAAATTAAGAAAAATCGATAAAGACGGTGAAATAAAGGAAAAAATATTGCACTTTTGATTAACCATGACATATTTATAAAATACCTCTGACAAAATTCATTATTTTTTTTAAAAAACAATTGACAGTTTAGAATAAATGTTTTAGATTTGTAAAACAATTAGGAAACGTCCTAATAATAAATTGAAATAATGTTAAGACATGAGTGAAGATCAAGTTGTAAATGAAATTTACGCCTACATCAATAACGAAGGTCAGAAAGTATATACACCTAATTATCAGTTTGCTGATATCATGGCTAAAAAATACGGAACTGACAAGGTGTATGTAGAAAAAAATTAAAAAAGTACTTGTCTAATTGAAAAAAAAGACTTAACTTTGTAAAACAAATCAGGAAAAGACCTGAAACGTTCTTTGAAAATCTAAATCCGACCGAAACAGTCGTCACAGTTAAAAAAAGTGAAATAACACCTCCCTTTCTTTATGTGTGAAACTAAATTAAGTCATTGGGCCGTGTATGGTCCATTAAAATAAACTACGAAAGTAGGATAAAGTGAACCCTTAGTGTGTTGGGTTTGCGTCTTGGTGAGTCTTCGGACTTGTCGAGGTCGAGTACACGAGCGGGATACCGCTTAACCTTTAGTACCGAGGGCAACGCTGTAGGGAAAGTGGTTAGGTGAATTGGCAATGTGGGTTGTCAATTTGAGATGGGAACATTAATAGGAATAACCCGTAGGAATAGTGCGAAAAATAAGATTATCCGATTTTATTATTGCGTGTTCCATTATGATAGGATACTTAAAACCGAAAGGTATGTTAGTGTACAAGTGGTGTTGTTACTAACCTTGACCGTCCCCTACCAAGGGCTCGATCTCGAAGTAGTCTTGAAATACGGAAATGGGGACATTTCACGGAGTAGTTTGGTATTTCGTTGTTCAAAAGACGACGAATCTGAAAGACGGACCACTACTTCGATCAATCCACGACACAAAAACTTATGGAAGTTTTAATTCCAATTAAAATAACATTAAGCAAAAGTGTCCGTCAGGTGTCGATGAAAGGTGACTACATAGTAACGAGTTGTTCGTTGCGTAGTGAGACCGCAAGTTGATCTACATTCTTACCAAAAACCTCTATTCCCGCAAGGAAGAGTTGGGACGGCAGTCTCGAAGAGAGTTGAGTAATGAGAGAGTAATTGATACCTCAAGGAGTGATTCACCTAAATAATCGTCACTGAGAAGTACCATTCAAAAGATGGTGGATACGAAGGGAAAAAATAATCCTTCAAAAGATTCTCAATAACAGGTATAATCTCAGCCTTTTTTAAAAAACTACTTACTGGTAAAAAAAATTGATGGATGATAAAATATTATTGTCCATTTTTTTGTGCTTTTAAATTAATTCAATATTTATATAAAATATGAATAAATCACTAATCAATGAAATAAATCGTTTCAGGTCAATGTCTGGTTTACCATTAATAAATGAGCAAGGAGTTCTTGATAATTTATTAAGTAGCGGGGCTAAAAGAGTGCAAACTTTTGATGACGTTATTAGTTTACTTAATTATCAAGGTAAAGATTTAACAGACGAACAAATAACAAATATATCCGGAAACCTACAAAGAAACAAAATATTAGATTATTCGACCGCCAAAGTATTTGAAGACACTTTGAAATCAAATATAAAATTAAAAAACGCTTTGACTAATCAAAGTGCTAATTTTATTGAAGAAATAAAAAAATTAAATAATGTTCCAGAAAATTTTATTAATTTGGTTGACAACGCGGTTAAAATAGGTCCACAAAGAAGAACTGAGTTGGCTCAGGACGTTATAGTTTGGCAATTTAAAATACCAAAATCCAACATAAATGTATGGTTTGATGATTTAGACACTTCTTTTTTTAATGCATTAGCTAAATTGGATGGTTATAATTTAACATTACATAGTGCCGATGAGTTCTATGATGTGGTCGATTCCTACATTAATAATAAATTAATATTGGCGCAGAATAATGGAATGAGTAAAGAAATGGCTAATGAGGTTTTTACGGTCTTTTCAAATAAAATGAAAACAGACTCTAATACTGCTAAGGTTATTTCGTTATTTAGATCTAAAGGTACGGTTTCTGACTTACCAAAAAGAACTAAATCTGTTAAGTTTGGAGATGATGTAAATACAGGTTGGTTTCATGTAAAAAAATGGGCAACTAATTCAAATTTTAACGAATTAGATCAAACACAGACATTAAAAACACCTTACGAAACGGCAGACAAATCTTACTTAAATAAGCCAAATGACCCAACTTTTTTACCAAAAGATAGTGGAACACCTAAAGTTAGCGTTAAATACATGGATTTTGAATTAGGGGCAACAACCTCCGATTTTAAGGTCGTTAAAGATGTGTTTCCACCAAATGATGTGTTATTATCTGAAATTAAAAAAATTATAGATAGAAGACTTGCTTGGTTAAGAAGTCCCGAATATTATAGTAGAAGAATGAAACTAACTGGTGAGTCTACCGAAGAAATAGATGTCGCGGTAGAAAAAATAAGAAAATATATTGATGAGGATTTAATCATTGAATTTAAGAGAGATCCGTCTAGAACCGCATATGGGGTTGCTTCACAAGAACCTAGGTTATATGGATCTAACGAGGTTTTAGAAGGAGGAAGAAAAGATATTTTAATACAACCACAAGAAACAAATATTAAAATGTTTAATACGATTGACCATGAATTTGATCATATAATGACTGCAGTGATAGATGGTGGTGCTAGTGGTAAAGCAAATAAAACATTACTTGACAATTATAAAGGGGTTTTAAACTTAAATCATCCGGTTTACAATACTTTTAATTGGATTAAAGACGTTTTTGAAGGAATTAAAGGTGGTGAAATAAAACTTAAAAGAAATAATTGGACAAAATATTTAAATGATGATGCAGAAAAAGTAGCAAGATTAAATAGATTAAACAATTATTTTAAAAACAAATATAATTTATCAGATCAAGCAAAATTAACGGATGAAAATATGGATTCACTTTGGGCCGAATATATTGACGAGTGGATACCTAATGGTGCTCCTGAAGGGTTAGAAGACGTTAAATTCCTTCTTGATGAATATTATAAAATAAATCCATTAAAAAGAACTTTTTTTGATTCTTCATTAAAAAAAGAGCTTAAAAACGCATTGAATCTGACGTTTGCTATTTCGGCTTTAATCACTATGAATAGTTTTGAAGAAAAAAATCAATAAATACTGATTAAACTTTTATTTATTTTTTTGTGCGTTTAAATTTTTTTACTATCTTTGTATCATGAAAGAAGGAAAAGCAATCAGAGACACACAAGTAAAAGCAATCAAAATGACTTTAAAAGAATCAAATTTTGAATTAAAACAGGTAGATAATGCCGCATATTCTGAACTTGATAAGGCGGT